TCCTGCCGATCCTGCACAATTGCTTATTCGTGATGATGGTTACAACGGTACGATTATCCGTACTTATGTGATCGCCGCTTACGATGGCACAGATACCGTTGCTTATGCCTTTAATGCCCGCGTTGGTGGTTTGCAATGGGATTTAAGCCCAAGCGCAGAAGGTAAGTTTATCTTTACGCTTCACCCAACCGGCGGCAACGCTTATGGTTGGTCAAATAGTTAATTAACCAGGCAAGCCCCTTCGGGGGCTTGTTTACACAATATGACAATAAACAATACTACGATACCCACAAACCCATTTCCGAATAATTCGGAAGCACTCTTAACCTTTCTTGTAACCCAATTTAATACCGGGCAAAAGAATTGGTTTGGCTTTCCCCAACAACGGTTGGCGGGAATTCATATTGCTTATGAAATAGCCAAAAATCATGCGGATAAATTGACACCGGAAGAATGTGCGGACTACGCCGTTCGATTGAATAATGCCATTTACGCAAAGATTGTTAAGGGATCGGAATAATGGGAAAACTTGCAAACAAACTAGGCAAATCTTACGAGATCGTTGCCGATAAATCTAAGATTAAACGGGCAACCGTTGACCTGGGCGATGTGAAATTTGATATTCGCGTTCGCGTTCCATTGAAAAAAGAAATGGAAGAAATTACCGCGAAGATTGTGAACCCGCCCGAAGAACGCGTTGCCAAAATGTACGAAAAGTTTGCCGCGCCATTGCGTAAAACATTGGATGAAGCGGGCAAAGAATTCCTGGAAGCCATTAACAAAGAAAAACAAACCATCGAAGTATTGGATGATGATTTGATTGTTGATGGTAAATCCGTAAAACAAATTGCAACATTTGCCGCAATCGAAGAAACTAGAGTTGAAGAATATTTCCATTTGCTAGTTTCGGAAACAAATGAACCGGTAACAGAAACATACGATGAAATTACTGCCGAGTTTCCCGAATTTGCGGTGCAAGAAATATTGAAGGCAATAGATCAGGCAATTAAGCCTGACTATAAAACTGTAAAAAAAAATTAAGGCGTAGCCTGCGCCGCCAAGTAACGGCGGCAATGGTGTTTAACGGACATACGACAGAATACATAGATGGTTTGGATGAAGAATTATTTGGGGATATACAGATCATGTACGCGGAAGGGATGTTGGGAAACAAAGGCGTGTTCGATGCATTAGCACCGATTACTACCGCATTGTTTAATTACATTCGCCCACAAAACGCGCCTGCTTATAAGGTCGAACAAATCTTCCCCTGGATTAACGAATACCTGGTCAACCCTGATTTTGAACCAACCCCCGAAGAACAAGTAAGTTCAAACCTATTGGGTTACATGGCGCAAGCCAAGGGGTTCAACAAGGAAAGGTTTGCTAAATGAGTAACGCCGAATTCCGCGTTGAAGGTTTCGAAGAATTGTTTGCCAAGATGAACGAGTTATCCGAAGAAATTGGCAAAGGCAAAACCGATAAGATTTGGCGCAAGGCACTAACCTGGGCGATGGAACCGGTGTTGCAGGATGCCAAATCATTTGCCCCTAAAGATACGGGCGAAACGGCAGATCGAATTTATATGCGGGTACACCGCCCGCAATCCAGGGATAAAAGTTCAAACCGTTATGCCGGCGAAATGTTTATGGCGCGAGTAACGGCATCCACCCTGCGTTCGGATTCGGTGCAGAATTTTATTGTTAACAAACGCGGCAAGTTGCAAACAACCTGGTCTAACAAAAGCCGCGCACCAATTTCCCAGGAGTTCGGCAACGCCCGTACACCAATGCGCCCATTCCTTCGCCCTGCGTTGAATAACAACATTGATCGCGTGATCTCGCGCCTAGGGCAAGCAATATGGGCGGAAGTTAATTGGGGGCAACAAAAAGGTAAAGGCGGTTAATCATGGCAGTAATTGGATCACTATCGGTTAAGTTGGGATTGGTAACGGTTGATTGGGATAAGGCAACCGCTAAAGCCAAACAACAAGCAAAAGATTTGCAGGGTTCGTTTAACAACCTGGGCATTGATCTTAAAAATCTAAAGAACACCTTTAATGCCTTGGGCGGCGCGATGGGGCTATCCCTTGCCGGCATGGGCATATTGGCTAAAGCAACAATGGATATGGCAGGGCAGGTTGATGATTTATCTAAATCGTACAACATGAGTATTGCCCGCATCCTGCAATTCCAACAAGCCGTTGTTTTATCAGGCGGCAAAGCAGAAGATGCAAACAAAATTATTTCCAGGATGTTTACGCAAATTGCTTCCGCCCAGGAAGGCAATGATGCCGCAATTGCAACATTTGAAGCCCTTGGAATTTCGTTCGAAGAACTGCAAAACCTTGCACCGGATCAAGCCATTCGCCGCGTGTATGAAGGATTGGCGGGCATTGGAAATACTTACGAACGCATTAAGGCGGTTAAAGATGTATTGGGTAAAGCCGGTTTAGGGCGCGACATTGAAGGCATTGCCGAAGCCCTGGGAAAATCTAGTGCGGGATTCAAACAACAAGAAGAAGCCATGCGCCGCCTGGCAGAATTTGGCGATGTAATAGATAACACCTACAACAACATTAAACTTGCAATTGCCGAAATGCTTTCACCGTTTACCGGCGCAAGTGGCAACGAAGCAATTGCAAGCGTTAACACTATTAAAGCGGCAATGGTTGCAATTACCGGCGCAGTTGTTATTAACGGTATGTTTAGATTGGTTGCGGTATTTAAGGCACTTAATGCGGCACTTAAAACAACTGCAACCCTAGGAATTGCAATTCAATCCGCCCAGGGAATCAAAGGTATTGCAATGGCGGGCGCGGCATTGGCTTCGTACTTTGCCGCAAAAAAAATATTTGACGATCAAAGCGAAGAAACAATTGCCGCCGCAGAAGCAAATCCCGAAACCGCGCCGGCAACTTCCGGCGGTGGTGCCGCAGGCGGTGGCGCATCCGGCAGTAAAGAATCAGAAGCATTACGCGCGCGGGTACAACTTAATCGGCAGTTGCTAGATATTGAACGCCGCCGGGGTGAAGTGCGAGTTGCTTCGTTAAATACTTCGCAATCAGAAACCCAACTTGCCGAAGCCGTATTGCGTAAAGAAGAAGCCATTGCAAGGGCGGCGGCAGAACGAAACGAAGCATTATCTAAAGCCAATTTAAGCGCATCCATGCGTGGCGCAATTGAAGAACGGTATCGTGTTGCCGTTGAATCCGCCAATGTTCGCGAAAAAAATGATCGTGAATTTATTGTTGCCCAACGCCAAAAGGAATTGCAGTTAATGCAAATGCAGGGCGAGTTCATTGTTAAGATGGAAATCTTTAATCAACGCCGCGCCGATCTCGAAGGGCAACGCTATAAAATGAGTCAATTCGATTTTAGAATTGCAGAAGAACGCCTTAACCTTGAAAAGCGTATGTTGGAGTTGGAACAACAGCGCAAGGAAGCATTAGCAAAAGCGGGCGGCAACGAATCAAGCCAAGAATATCAACTTGCTAAAACGCAGATCGAAGGCGTAATGAACGCCGAAAAAGAACTTAGCGAAGTGCGAGTTGGTAACATTGAAGCCGAACGCGCCCGCCAAGGATCGTTTAGCGAAGGTTGGAACCAGGCGTTTAGATCGTTTTCAGAAGATGCACAAAACTACGCAAGGGTTGGGGGCGAATCATTTAATGCGGTAGTTTCCAATATGAATTCCGCAATTGACACCTTTGTTCGTACCGGCAAATTCTCATTTAAGGATTTTGCCAAATCAATTATCCAGGACTTAATTGCTATTCAACTAAAGATGCAAGCCATGCAGTTATTCCGTATGGGTATGAGTTTTTTCGGGTTTGGTGGCGGCGGTAGCGGAATGACTATTGGCGGTGCCGCCGATGGTGGATTTATTAACCAACCCACAATTGTTGGCGAACATGGTGCGGAATTGTTTATTCCTAATCGCCAAGGCGGTACAGTAATTCCTAATCAGCAACTATCAAGTGTTATGGGTAATCAACCATCGGTGGTTTATAACGCGCCGGTGGTTCAACATTTATCTGCAATTGATACTCAAAGTGCAATGCAGTTTCTTACACAAAACAAACAAACAATCTATGCGGCTAACCAATCGGCGGCGCGTAGTATTCCGGCAAGCAGGTGATTAAATGAGTTTGAACCAAATACTAGCAATTACTGAAAGCGTTGGGATTAACGATCAACGGTTTGTTGGGCAAGTGTTAAGCCGCAATCAACGCATTAGCACTTCTGAAATTCTTACCGTAGTTCCATTTCAATTTACGCTTACCCCAATGAAGTATTTGTATTATTCAGAAAATCGGGATTTGCTTGCAACTTTACGGTACTACGATAAAGCACTTACTCAATACCTCAATTTTGGAACTACGGGTTGGGTTAACTATATTCAGTACCAGGGCGATATGACCGCAGTCGAGATTGCCGCCTGCGAATGGCAAACGGCAAGCGCAAATAAAACGCTTGTTCTTGGAAACCTTCCTTCGATGGGCGGCATGGAATACATAGTTCGCGCAGGTGATTTTTGCCAAGTAGGTTTATACAGTTACATTGCAACCCAAGATGTTCAACGGGGATTTGGATCAACTGTTAACATTCCCGTTCATCGCAATTTGTTAACCGCAGTAACATCACCAATTGATGCCGTTATTGGTCAATACGGAACTACCGTTAACATGGGCGGCAACTCATATATTGGGGTTACATTCCCGGTAATCTTGCGTGAATATCCAACCTATACATTGATGCCAATTACCAATGATTCGTTCATTTCCTGGGATGGCAATTTTGTAGCATTTGAAGCGGTAACGGCATGAACATAATTGCACCGGTAGATAACACAAACAATATTCGTTATGCGGATTTTGTAAGGGTAACCACGCCTTCAAATACTTATTTGTTTACAACCGCGCCCGCACCAATTACAGTTCCCGCCGTTGATCCGGAACCGTTTGCAGGCGTTGGGCAATTGATGCAAGTAGGCGAAGCGGTGCGAGATATTAAATCAACCGCAAACGAAACAACCTTTTCCCTGGTTGGTATTGATACTGCCATGTTGGGGTGGGTGTTGGGTAATGAAATTAAAGGTTCCAAGATTGAAGCCTGGCATGGCTTTTTTAATGTTGATGGTGAACTGATTACCACCGGCGGAACCGGGGGGCTTTATAAATTCTTTACCGGATATGTAAACAGTTTTGCTATATCTGAACAATGGATGGAAGAAGCGCGAATGTTTGTTGGCATCATTAGCGTTAATGCATCTTCAATTCAATTGATTCTAAAAAACCGCATAGCCGGGCGTTACACCAATAACAATTCTTGGCAGTTCTTTACGCCTGGCGATACTTCAATGAATCGCGTTGCGTTCATTACAACCATCAATTATCAGTTTGGAAAAACCGGATGATACGGCAGGCAAACAAATACGACAAAATAGAAATAATACAAATGATGAAGGACTTTCGCGCAGAAGCGGATTTTCCGGAATTGTTAGAAATAGAAAATGAAGAACATTGGAATACCTTGTTGGATAATATTTTTGCCGGGCAAGGTGTGGTGTTCCTGGAAGAAGGCAAGGGGTTATTGATGGCAATAGTAATGCCTACAATTTGGTGCAACAAAACTTTTGCAATGCATGAATTGGCATGGTATGTACGCCCACAATACAGGGATACAACAAGCGGGTTCCGATTGTTTGCCGCGTACCTGGCATACGGTAAACAATTAAAAGAACAGGGAAGAATTAAATATTTCACAATGACGAAACTAGATACTTCGCCAAACATGAAATACGAAAAATACGGGTTTAGAAAAAAAGATGAAAATTGGATTCAGTAAACTAACCCTAGCAATTACATTGCTAACAATCGCCGTTCCTTCCTGGGCGGCGGGTACCATTATTGCCGCAACAATTATTGGAGTTGCAACTACGCATATTGCCGCAATTGCGGTTGGTTTTGTAATTAACATGGCAATTTCTGCCATTATTACAAAAGCATTTTTTTCACCGCAACAACCTAATAGTGGTGGGCTTTCCGGAGATTCGCCTAACCCTGGGAACCGCCAACAAATACCACCTGCAACTGATAACAAAATTCCCGTAGTTTATGGCGAAGCCTATTTGGGCGGCACGATTGTAGATTTATCTATTAGTTCAAACAACCAGGAACTTTATTATGTTATTGCGTTATGCGAAGTAACCGATAACGGCGCGGACACAATTACATTTGGTGATGTTTATTGGGGCGGCAAGAAAGTAGTATTCCAATCTAGCGGCGGAAGTTTTAACCCTATTGGTACGGTTTCTTCCGTTTCCGGAACTAGCATAGTTACATACGATCACAATACAACATTAGGCAACGGGTCGCAGGTTACATTTACAAACGCCGGATCACCAACTGTTTACACAATACAAAGTTCATCATTTGATGGTGATAGTGGGGCTTTGACAATAACATTCACCGCAACCGTTTCGGGCGTATCGCCTGGGGCAACTTTTTATCAATACGGTTTTGATCCTAATTTTGCAACCAGGGTTGTAGGTTTAATTGATGAATCTACCGGTTCTTTTGATGGTTCCGTTAACGGCAAGATGGAAATCTTCCTTTACAAAAATGGTTCATATCAACCGGCGAATTCCAATAGATCAGCAATTTCCGTTATGCAAACGGGCGGTTTGATTTATACCTGGAACACAACTAAGTTAATGACCAATACGGCATTTGCTATTTTGCATATTACCTACAATCAAAATGCAGGGCTTACAGGTATTCAGCAAACAAAATTCCAAGTAACTAATTCAAGATTCCAACCAGGCGATTGTTTTCTGGATTACTTTACTAACGAAGTTTATGGTGCCGCAATACCTTTGGATCAGGTTGATACCGCAAGTTTTGCAACCTTAAATGCATATTGCGCCGAACCTTTTACCTACACTAACGCGGGCGGTACAACTTCAACACAAACGCGCTTCCGTTTTGATGGCGTAGTTGATACGCAACGATCCATCCTTGATAACTTGCAAGATATGGCAAGTTCATGCGATGCCCTAATTAAATACAACGAGATTACCGGCAAGTGGGGAATCATTACCCAAACGCCAAACTATACGGTTGTTATGGATTTGAACGATTCCAATATGGTATCGGCAATTCAAATTACGCCGTTAGATATTGCGGGTTCATATAATGTTATTGAATGTAAGTTCCCGGACAATAGCAACCAGGATGCTTTCAATTCGGCAACTTTTGATTTGCAAGAAATTGATCCTTCTTTGTTGTTCCCGAATGAACCGGTAAACAAAAATTCGGAAAGCCTGCCATTGGTTAACAATGATGTACGGGCGCAATACATTGCAACCAGGATGCTTAAAGCCGGGCGCGAAGATTTGCAGGTTACAGTTACTATTAGTTTTGAAGGCATCCAATTGGAAGCCGGCGATGTAGTAACAATTACAAATACAAATTATGGATGGGCGGCAAAACTATTTAGGGTAATGAAAGTTACCGAACAGTTTGCAAGCAACGGCGCGGTTACCGCTTCATTGATTCTTAGCGAATTCAACCCTGCCGTTTACGATGATGCGCCAATTACAGAATTCCAACCATCGCCAAATACAGGCATACCGGATGCATTAGTTTTTGGAACTATTCCTGCGCCTACGGTTGGTGCAACTTATCCGGATGCGGCAAATCCCGTATTCCTGGTTAACATTACGGCAAGTTCTCAGGGTGTTATCCAATACGCCGAACTATGGTATTCCGCGTTCCCATATCCTACCGATAGCCAATTGATGTTTGTTGGAACAACTGCAATTCAATCCAACGGAACGCCTTATGCGCCTGGATCATCATTGCCTTCCATTACGGTTGCTGATATTCCTGCGGGTACATGGTACTTTTTTTCCAGGATGGTTAATTCACTAGGCACTTCAAACTATTCACCCGCAAGTTCACCGTTTAATTGGAAGCCAACCACCTTCCAATATGTTGAACGGTACTTGGATGTTGCCTATGCTGATAATCCTAGCGGCACTTCAAACTTTAGTTTTTCGCCAACAAATCGTTTGTATTATGGTTTGAGAAATGTTGCATCGCCAACATTAAGCACCGATCCATCCCTTTACACCTGGTACTTTGCGGAACCTGCATTTGGAACCAATATCTTCCTGGCTTACGCAAACAGAACAGGGCGTAGGTTTAGTTTTGCAACCGGCTTTGCTGACTATGCCGCAAGTACCGGCGCGTTTGTTCCTACCCAGGCGGCTATTTTTGATCCGCGTTTATGGTCGGCGTTGCCCCCTGGAACAAATACAATTGACCTGGATTATGGAACCGGGCAAGTTTTGCAAACCGGAACCACCACCGTTGGAACCGGCGAAATTGCGGTAACCAATAATCCCGATGGCAAGATTGTTGCGGCATTAAAACCATACCTTGATTTTGGTTCCGGCGTTTATCAACAAACCGTTACCGGCATTGCACAATTAACAATTGATATTTACGGGCGCGTGGTTGGATTCCAAACCCCTGATCCGTTTTTTATGACCATTGAAAATTTTGTGGCAACTTCCGGGCAAACGGTTTTCAATGTAACCAGGGGCGCAGGGTATATTGCCGATCAATGTTTGGTATTTGTTAACGGTGTAATGCTTGATGAATCAGAATATACCGATACAGCAGGAAGCACCGGGGTTGTAACCTTTGCGGTTGGATTAACTGCGGGCGATCAGGTAATTATTGTTTCTATGAAATCAAGTAATTCCGGTACGCCGTATGTTTCGTTTAGCCGCAATACAACTACTTTAACGGATGTATCTTCATATACCCCAGGGTTTACCTTAACTAGCGGATATGAATTGTTATTCTTAAACGGTTGCGTAATGACCGATCAAGATTACGATATTGTTGGCGGCGTAGTTACAAACTTCCCATCTTTAGCAAGTGGATTGTTAACGGTTATTCAATGGACACCAAACAACCTTACATTGCCAAACGGCGATCCCGTAAACATTCTTACGAATACCGTTGTTGGTCAAACTTCGTATCCGTTTAGTTACACGCCGGGCGCGTTTAACCTATATCAAAACGGCGTATTGCAGGTACAGGGTTCGGACTATACCACCGCAACCGGTGGATATAATTTAACAAACACGCCAACAACAAATACAATGCTATTGCTTCAACAAACTTTTGCACGAACAGGGGCGGTATAACATGACACAAGCATTTAACCTTGCACTTTTTGCTAATAGCCTGGATGCATCCGGCAAGATTGCAACAACTTCTTTGCAACCTGGAACTTATAACATTAGCATTTCCGGCAATGCCGCAACTGCAACAAGTGTTGGCGGGGTAACAAATCCGGTATCGGCTTCGGCGTTTTCCGGCGGTGGTAGCGGTACAACCGTTACGCAAAAATTACCCAATGGAATGTTGATTCAATGCGGGGAATATAACTTGCCAATTGGCGATACGGCAGGGGTAACAATTACTTTTCCAACGCCTTTCCCTAATGTTACCTGCGGCGTATTTTCGCAATTATTTATTAACGGTGTAACGCCTGGGCTTAATGTGCAAGCAATGCACGCTTGGATTAACGGAACAACATCGGCAACATTTTTCTTATCCGATTATAGCGGCGGCACGCCACCAGGTAACGGCGGTTTCCAATGGCTTGCAATTGGGTACTAATTTTTATTTCATAAACGCACAAAATACCTTAAAATAAAAAAACAAAATAAGACATGATTGGCGGCTTTCTGCGAGTGCGCGGGGGCTATAACCGGGAATGGGGCTAACATGGCAGTCTTTAATAAAAATACACTTACGCAAGTAAGCGGGTTTGACAATCCAATTATTGCGGGCGAATTAGTTTGGGATCAACAAACTTATTGGAACCTGGAAATCACTACCGGAACACCACCGGTTGCAGTTGATCTAACAGGCGCAGTAATTGATGCAGAAATTATCCGCCGCGAAGTAACAAACATTCAAGATACCCGCAATGGTTTATCTTTTGATATTAGTAACTACACGCCAACCCCACCTTCAATACCATTAACGATTTCAAATCGCATTGATGCAAGCGGGCGTTTTACCGTTGTAATTGATGCGGGCGCATGGGGGCTTATTGCTTCTGATCCCGAACTAAATATTAACGCGCAAGATTGCGTTGGCTTTTCGGGTCGCATCAAAATTGGATTCCCTGCAACGGGTTCAAATCCTGCTAACGATTACATTGTGTTTCTTTTGTTCTTAGTTCGTTCCGATGGAATCGTGAGGGAATAAAATGCCGAACATGAATGTAACGGTGGTAGATCAAAACAATGTTGTTATCAATTTAACACCGCCCGTACAAAACACGATAAGCATTGATCGCGGACTAGTCGGGCCACCCGGGCCACCGGGGCCGAATAGCATTGGTGGCTATCCCGTTGCGCTATCAGGAACACCAAACGATTACGATGCATTGATGTTCGTAACTGGCGCATGGACTAATATTCCGCAAACAGAAATAACCGATGGCGGTAACTTTTGAAAGGGCATTAACAAATGGCAAATACTATACGCATTAAACGCCGCGCCGCATCGGGCGGTGCAGGCGCACCAACGAGTTTGGAAAACGCAGAATTAGCGTTTAACGAAGCAACTAATACGCTTTACTACGGTACAGGTACAGGCGGCGCAGGTGGATCAGCAACTTCCATTATTGCCATTGCAGGTAATGGCGCGTTTGTTGATCTATCAACTGCACAAACTATTGGCGGCACCAAAACATTTTCTAACACAATCGTAGGTTCGATTAGTGGAAATGCAGGCACCGCAACTACCTGGGCAACTGCGCGCGATCTATCTCTTACAGGCGATGCAACTGCAACCTTGGCAAGCGTAGATGGTTCCGCAAATGTAAGCGCGGCACTAACTCTTGCAACTGTTAACAGTAATGTTGGAACATTTACTAAGGTAACTGTTAACGGTAAAGGTTTGGTAACTGCCGCAACTGCCGCCGTACTCGCTGACCTTGGCGCAACAACTGCCGATTTCAGCATGAATGGATTTAAGATCACCAACTTGGCTGATCCGGTTAGCGATCAAGATGCCGCAACAAAATATTATGTTGATTCCGTTGCACAAGGTTTGGATGTTAAAGCATCCGTTAAAGCCGCAACAACTGCAGATATTACTTTATCAGGCGCACAAACAATTGATGGCGTAAGCGTTATTGCCGGTGATCGCGTATTGGTTAAAAATCAAAGCGCGCCCGCAGAAAACGGTATTTATGTTGCCGCTTCCGGTGCCTGGTCGCGTTCATCCGATGCAAACACCTGGGCAGAATTGGTAAGTGCCTATACCTTTGTTGAAGAAGGTTCAACCTATGCTGATACCGGTTGGGTATGTACGGTTAACCAGGGCGGAACCTTGGGTACAACGCCCGTAACTTGGACACAATTTAGCGGCGCGGGTACTTATGTTGCAGGTACAGGGCTTACCCTTTCCGGCAATACTTTCAGCATTACCAATACCGCCGTAACTGCGGGTTCTTATGGTTCCGCAAGCAAAACATTAACCGCAACTGTTAATGCCCAAGGACAACTTACCGCCCTGGCAGAAACCAATATTGCGATTGCCAATACCCAGGTTTCCGGACTTGGCACAATGTCAACGCAAAACGCTAATAGCGTGGCAATTACAGGCGGTTCAATTACTAACCTTACCACCTTTGATGGCATCACAATTGATGGCGGTACATTTTAATTAACTTTATACGCCCCCTAGATAGGGGGCTATAAACCCGGCGTATATACGCCAATTGAAGGGGATGCCAAATGGCAAACATAATTAAACCGAAACGCAGTAATTCCGCAGGTGTTGTACCAACAACCGGAAACCTAACATCCGGCGAGTTGGGCGTTAACATGGCGGACAAAAAGGTTTATATCAACAACGGAACCGCAGTTGTTCAAGTTGGCGCAGGCAATCTTAGCGGTTTAGGCGATACAAACATTACAAGCCCTACAAACGGGCAAGCCCTTGTTTACAATTCAACATCCGGCAAATGGGAACCAGGCGCAGGCGGCGGCGGCGGTGATGTAACCGGCGCGGCATCTTCAACGGATAATGCCGTTGTTCGATTTGATGGAACTACGGGTAAGGTAATTCAAAATTCCACCGTTACCCTGGATGATAACGGCAACTTTGTAAATGTTAATTCCGTAGGTTTTGATACTACGCCCGCAACTGTACCAACATCAGTTGGCACTATGTCTTGGGATGATGGCGATGGAGTGCCAACCGTTCAATTAAAAGGCGGCAATGTCAACTTGCAAGTTGGAACCCAGGAATACGCAAGGGTTTACAACGATAGCGGCGCAACTCTAACCATTGGGCAAGTTGTTTATATTTCCGGCGCGCAAGGCAATCGCGTTGCCGTTAAATTGGCAAGGGCAAATGTTGAAGCAACTTCGTTTGGCACAATAGGTATTGTTGCCGAAAGTATTGCAAACGGTGCGGAAGGTTTTATTGTTGTTTCCGGCGCGTTATATAAATTAAATACAATGGGATTAACTGCGGGTGCAACCGTTTACCTTTCGCCAACTGTTGCAGGCGGATTTACAACCACAAAACCGCAGGCACCGGATCAACTTGTTGTTATTGGATGGGTTGAACGAGTAGATGCAACCGTTGGATCAATTTATGTAAAGATTGATAACGGCTATGAACTAGATGAATTGCATGATGTTAAAATAACAACCCCGCAAAGCGGCAACACGCTTATTTATGATGCAAGCGTTGGCGTATGGAAAAACGCAAACCTTACCGATGGTACCGGAATTACAATTACCGAAGGCGCAGGATCAATTACCGTAACAAATAGCGGCGTAACAAGCGCAATTGCAGGAACCGGAATCAATGTATCAGGCGCAACGGGCGCGGTTACTTTTAGCCTAACAAACACCGCAGTAACGGCAGGTTCTTACACTAACGCTAATATTACAGTAGATGCCCAAGGCAGAATTACCGCCGCTTCCAATGGAACTGCCGGCGGAGTAACTTCCTTTAGTGCAGGAACTACGGGGCTTACCCCTGCAACTGCAACAACCGGCGCAATTACTTTGGCAGGTACGCTTGCCCTGGCAAACGGCGGTACGGGATCAACAACTGCGGCAGGCGCAAGAACTAACCTGGGTGCAACAACACTTGGCGGCAATCTGTTTACGATTGCTAATCCAAGCGCAATTACATTCCCCAGGTTTAATGCGGATAACACAGTTAGCGCACTATCTGCGGCGGACTTCCGCACCGCAATTGGCGCAGGTACAGGATCAGGAACAGTAACAAGCATTACGGCGGGAACAGGTTTATCCGGCGGCACAATTACTACTAGCGGCACAATTGCCCTAGCCAATACTGCCGTTACCGCAGGTTCTTATACCTATGCAAGTATTACCGTAGATGCCCAGGGAAGAATTACTGCGGCTTCAAACGGCACCGCGCCGGTTACTTCTGTTAGCGGCACTTCCGGGCGGATCACTTCATCCGGCGGCACTACGCCAACAATTGATCTTGCAACCACCACAGTTACCGCAGGTTCATATACCAATGCCAATATCACCGTTGATGCCTATGGTCGCATTACGGCGGCATCTAATGGAAGCGCGGGTGGCGTAACTTCATTTAGCGCAGGCACCACCGGACTAACCCCAAGCACCGGCACTACGGGCGCAATCACCCTAGGCGGAACTTTGGCAATTGCCAATGGCGGTACAGGCGCAACAACTGCGGCAAACGCATTTAACGCGCTTAATCCAATGACCACCACCGGCGATATTATTTATGAAGCATCCGGCGGAGTTGCGGCAAGATTGCCAATTGGAAGCGCAGGGCAAGTTCTTACAGTTTCCGGCGGCTTACCTTCTTGGCAAACAAATTCTAGTTCAACAACCAGGACTGTTACCGATGTAACTGCAACCGCAGGACAAACAAGTTTTACAATTTCTTATACCGTTGGGTTTCTTGATGTTTATCGTAACGGTTCAAAACTAGGTTCCGCAGATTTTACGGCAACTAACGGCACTTCCGTAACGCTAACAAATGCGGCTAATGCAGGCGATTTAATTCAGTTTGTTGCATTTAGCACTTTTTCAGTCGCAAGCGTTGTTAACACTATTAGTTTTGGTTCAACCGGTCTTACACCTTCAACCGCAACAACCGGTAATGTTACCGTTGGTGGAAGTTTATCGGGCGCGTTTGGTGGAGTGCCTGCGGGTTCGGTGCAGTTCTTTGCAATGAATACTGCGCCAAGTGGATTCATTAAAGCAAACGGCGCGGCAGTATCAAGATCAACTTATGCGGCATTGTTTTCTGCTATTGGAACAACTTTTGGTTCCGGCGATGGATCAACAACATTTAATGTTCCCGATCTACGCGGTTATTTCCCGCGCGGTTGGGCGGATAACGGATCAATAGATTCCGGGCGCGCATTTGGTTCAACGCAAACCGATGCTTTTCAAGGACACAAACATTCTTCGGATGGTTCAAGTTTGTATGGAACACCATTCCCATCGGGAACTTTGGCAACTACCGGTGGTGGCGGTGCCTTCGTTGCAGTAGTTGTAGGAAATCCAACGAACGATGGAACAAACGGCGCACCCAGGACTTCAAGCGAAACACGCCCAAGCAACATTGCGTTATTGGCTTGCATTAAATTCTAAGGATGAACATGGAAATTTATAACTACAATCCACAAACTTTATTGTTTACGGAAACAGGTGAAGCCGATCCAAATCCTTTGGAACCAGGTCAATATTTAATTCCTGCATACGCAACAACTGAAAAGCCATTGCCTGCTAAAGAAGGTTATTGGGTTAAGTTTATTGGGGATGCCTGGCAGTATGAAGAAATACCGCCCCCACCCCCACCGCCACCCCCGCCCGATCCCGTTCCGCCATCTGTGGAAGAAAACAAAATGACCGCGCAGGGAATGTTGTTGGCTACTGATTGGACTACGATTCCCGATGTGGCAGATGCAACAAAATCAAATCCATACCTTAGCAATGTGAACGAATTTTTAGTTTACAGAAATGCCATGCGTAGAATTGCAATTAACCCTACTGCCGGATTTATTGATTGGGCAGAAAAACCAAAAGCGGTTTGGGTATATACAGAATCGGGGGCTTAAATGACACAAGCGGTTGATTTAGCATCACTAGGTTCCGTAAGTTATAACGGAAATTATTTATGCGTTGCCGGTGGCGGCGGCGGCGGTGGCATTGGCGGTGGCGGCGGTGCAGGTGGATTATTGGAAGGTTCAATTCGTTTTTTGCGTGGATTGACTTATACCGTAACAATTGGCGCAGGCGGCGCACCTGATACCGGAAATGGTACCGATTCATCCATTATTTGCGTTGCACAAAATCTATCAATTATTTCAATTGGCGGTGGTGCCGTTTACAATTCCGGCGGTTCCGGTGGCGGCGGTTTACGCGCCCGCAATTATTTTTATGAAAATATTGGCGGCGGATGTTTACCTGGACAAGGTTCGCGCGGTGGTGCCGGAAGCCCAAATGGCGGTTCGGATGGTTTTGGTGTTGGCGGCGGCGGCGGCGGTTCCGGTGCTAGGGGCGGCGATGCAGGGGGAAGCATTGCAGGTAATGGCGGTAATGGTAGATCATCAAGTATTACCGGAACGGCAACAAACTATGCCGGCGGCGGCGGCGGCGGCGGTTTTGGCGCAACACCTGGTTCGGGCGGCGCGGGTGGTGGTGGCGCAGGAAGTGGAACAAACGGCGGCGCAGGAACATCCGGATCGGCAAATACAGGCGGCGGCGGCGGTGGTTCCGGTTTAAGTGGCACCCCAGGATCAGGCGGATCAGGTGTTGTAATTCTTTCAATTCCTACCGCAAATTACACCGGCACAACTACGGGTTCGCCAACTGTAACAACTTCCGGTTCGAATACTATTCTTAGATTTACTGCATCGGGGAGTTATACGGCATGAGTTACTACGCAAAAATTGAAGAAAATATGGTTGTTGCCGTTATTTCAATTAGCGATGAAATGGCGCAAGATTTGGAAGGATTTTGGTTAAAAACTTCTTATCGTACATACGGCAATGTTCATTATGGCGCAGATGGCAAGCCCGATGGTGGCGTTGCATTGCGCGGTAACTACGCAGGCGTTGGGTTTTCTTATGATCCCGTTAACGATGTTTTTATTCCGCCAAAACCTTATCCATCTTGGGTTCTTAATCCGCAAACCTGGTTATGGGAAGCACCAATTCCATATCCTAAAGATGGCAAATTTTACGAATGGGATGAAACAACACAATCCTGGCAAGAAATACCAATTAAACAAACAACATAGGTTTTTATATGGAATGGCAAACGCTTATAAATATTGGGGCAGGCGGCGTACTAGCAGTTACGGGTTGGTTTGCGCGTGAATTGTGGGATATGGTGCGCGAATTAAAAAGTGCCATTCACAAAATCGAAGTTGATTTGCCCCGGCATTATGTTCGTAAAGAAGATATTAACCAACGATTTGATCGAATCGAAATGTTGTTGGATAAGGTTTATGAACGCTTAGATCAAAAGGCAGATAGATGAACGAACCATATATTGAATCCGCAAAAGAAGTTGCCGGAAAAGCAATTGGCAAACATGGCTTAATTTATATCACCATTATTGTTGCAATGGGTGTTGGCGCATCCATCGTACTTGAAGAATCTAAGATGGCGGCGGTGATGGGATTGCTAGGTGCATCGTTAACGGCGTTGATCTCAATGCTTAATGGTGTTGCAGGCGCATCGCCCAAACAAGAGAAGCCCGAATTTGAAATTATGAAAGAGTTAATTGCCCGCCTTGATCGTATGGCTGATCGTGATCCAATGAATGTGGTTGTTGATAAGGATCGCGTATTGGTTACTAAAGGCGATAACGAAATGAGTACCAAAAGGATTGGGGGTTGATATGTTTCCACTAACCGCGTTGGTTGATGTTGGCATGAAAGTATTGGATAAATTTATTCCTGATCCGGAAGCCAAGGCAAAAGCCCAGGCAGAGTTGCTAAAGATGCAACAAGAAGGGCGGCTTGCGGAACTTAATGCCGATAACATCGAAGCCCAGGAGTTGACCAAACGCCAAGCGGCGGATATGGCTTCTGATTCCTGGTTAAGTAAAAACATTCGCCCAATGACTTTGATTTTTATCTTGGGCGCGTACTTTGTTTTTGCAATGATGAGTGCCTTCGGTTCCAACGCTAATGAAAAGTATGTGGAGTTGCTAGGGCAATGGGGTATGTTAATTATGAGTTTCTATTTTGGTGGGCGTACCTTAGAAAAGATTATGGACATGAAAGCAAAGCGCAATGAAACTAACAAATAACTTCACCCTGGAAGAACTAACCAAAAGTGAAACTGCCTTGCGCCGCAACCTGGATAACACGCCAACGGTGGAAGTTGTTGAAAACTTACAAACCCTGGCAGAAAAAGTTTTGCAACCGGTACGGGATCACTTTGCCAAGGGCGTAAAAGTTAATAGCGGATACCGCGCCCCGGAAGTTAATGCGGCAGTTGGTGGATCGCGTACTTCGGATCATACAAAAGGTATGGCGGCAGATATTGAGATTCCAGGATTGCCAAACTATGACCTGGCAAAATGGATTGAAGGCAACCTGGAATACACCCAGGTAATCTTAGAGTTTTACACCCAGGGCGTACCGGATTCGGGTTGGGTTCATGTTTCTTATGACCCTGCCAACCTAAAAAAGCAATCGTTAACGGCGGTAAAACAGGATGGCAAAACGGTTTATTTGCCGGGCTTGCAGGCGTAAAATAGGGTTGCTTTATTCTTTGCAAGCAGTTGCCATCTAGTGAGGGATGGACTTAGCCCCGGATCAAACCGGGGCTTTTTTTATTTACTTACACGCTTGTTTGCCAACTTCAATACCGCGTTCATAAGCGCGAAGGGCATCAAAATAATGATATACGCCAAGCCCACAAATACCAATAAACACGCAAATATAACCTGCAACACGCCGATTATTAAGGCGGCGCAATAACCCAGGGCGGCGAACAAATATGTTGCGAGAGAAGCCATTATTTATATCCATCCTTCTTATCCTTTCGATGATCTAAGTAAAGAACAACCCCAATCAAAACAAGCATGGCAAGAAAAAACCAACCAGGGCTTGTTTCGCTAGGGTGCCGCGATACCAGGGAAATGCTTACCAGGTTATTCATTGCCAAACCACCTGGATAGCAAACCCGGTTTCACTTTAACCAGGGGCGGCGAAGTTACTTCCCGGATTACTTCACATTCCAAGATGATTTGCGTTGCTATATCCCGCATTTGCTTGCGCTTCCTGCCATCCGCGCTTACCTTCTGCAACTCGGAACTAAGCCTGCAAATATCAACAATGGACTTTGCCAAATCGTGTTCGCCAAAACTCAATCTAAACCCCTTAAAACGGAAGATCATCATCTAATTCCGCGCCCCTGGCAGGTTGGGTTGCGGGCTTTTCAAACTGTTCATGCGGCGCAGGTTCTTTTGCTTGCGGCTTACCTACCAACTGCAAATCACGAATGATTGCTTTTAAGTTTACGCCCTTGGAACCATCTTGTTTGGCGTATTCGTTAATATGCAGATCAGTAAGTTGCACCACCACTTGCCCGCCTTTATGCAGGTAACCAACCACCTTTTCGCAACGATCACCCCACAATGAAGCGTTAACCCATTGCGTAGCGTAGTTGCCATCCTGACCCCTGCGCCCGTAGTTGTATGCCAACGATAGTTCCAATACCGGTTTGCCATCCTGGGTATAACGGATTGCGGGTTCGTTACCAATTCTTGCCAATCCAACTGTAATCATCATTCAACCCCTAAAGTTAATTGTTCAAACATTGCATCAATTTCGCCCAGGAAACGGCTTGCCTGGGCTTCAATTTCCTGGATGTATTCCGGCGTTGGCGTGAACTTACGGATCAACAACCGATTCTTTTCCGGTAGGCGTGGATCAAACGCACAAAACCAAACCGGGATGCCGCCGATGCAAGCCGATTGCAAAGCCATTTGTGGTTTGTATTCTTCCGGTACCCAATCTTTATCCTGGGCGGCTTCGATCAACCAGGCAATCATTGTTGCCGATGATGGGCATTTGACTTCGATTAGTTCGTGAGTTGCTTCGATCAAGCCATCCGGCGAACAACCGCATAGATCAATGGTTGGGTGTTCAACAAATCCAAGGTCGGTGATTGCTAATCCGGTCTTGGCGGTAAACGCTTCCTTTGCCGCCGGTTCTTGGTCAATGCCCCATTGCATTTCTTGGGTTACATACTTGGGAACGATGTTGCCGGTTAGCCGTTCGGCAAGGATTTCAATTTTCAACTTGCGGCGTTCGGATGCTTCCTTGGCAGGTTCATCCTTCTTGGCTTTCAAGAATGACATTGCCGCCGCCATCCTGGATGCCGTTAACTTGCCGGTGCGTTCGTTAAACCAGGCACCCGTATTTTGTAGTTGATTTGCTTCGCGCATTATTCGCTTCCTTTCGTATCTTGTTTTTGCGCCGCAACAAGGGCGGCTTTCACTTCATCTTTTACGCCAACAACTGCCTTTTGCAATTCCTTGGATAAGCCCTGCCATTCCACCTGCAAGTTAACCAGGGTTTTGCAAGCCCGTATAACCTTCGCCGCGTTATCAATTTCTTCCTGGGAAGGCGTAACCGTTACTTCACCGCCTGGGGCGTTTAGCGTAGCCGTAACGCTTCCATCTTTGCCGGTTGATACCAATCCCCTTCCGCCCCTTTGAACGCTTCCTGGGCGCGGCAATGATGCGGCGTTACCATCATCATCTTCGGGCGCGATCCCGCAGGTTGCCATTAACGAATACCGGCGGGCATAAGTAAGGGCAGAAGCAAATCCCTGGGGATCAGATTTGGTTGCAGGCAAATGCAGTTTGCCGCCCGTAATTGTTTCCCCTGATTCATGCAATAGCAGGGTTTCTACAATCACCCCATCGTTACATTCGTGGGTTTGTTGAATCAAGCCAATACCGTTACTGTTAAGCGCATCAATGACCGCTTCAACAACGCCGGCAAGATCAACATACTTCGAACGGAAGTGTGGGTTTAATGATTGTTTAAGGGCGGGCGCGAAAGCCGCTTGCGCCTTTACAAAAGCAGTTGCAATTTGTTGCATTATTCATCCCCTTCGATATGTTCATGGGTGTATAAGGTGCGATTGATTTGATGTTGAATATCTACGCAAGCCCTTTGCAAGATCAGCAAAACATCCGGCGCGAACAATTGTTCCGCGTGTGCATCCATCAATATATTGCGAAAGTTCTTTTCCCAAATTTCAATTGGGGTTGGTTCGTGTTCTTGATTGTTAACTTCGGTGTTCATAACTTTCCTTTCAGATAAAACAAATTAAGATGATGAAGGCAACAAACGCCGCGCCGCCCACAATTTTTTCGCCCAGGGATTCTTCAATCGGAGTACGGGCAGATACTTCCCGAATGAATTTTTGCTTTTCTTTGTATGCGTAATCGCGTTCAACTAACATGATTTTTTCCTTTCAACATTTTGTTAACCGTTTGAATCAACCAGGACAAACTAAGGTTTTGCGTACATACCATCCGGATCAACTCGTTTATTTCTTCCTTTGTTAATTCCTTCCATTCGTTCATTTGGTAACTTCCTTTACGGTGATTTCATACAAACGCCCATTAACATCGGCAACATTGATAAATTTTGTAGTGGATACAAACGATCCATCTTCGCCCAGGTCAAATCGAACGCGCCCGCAACCTGCAAGCAATGAACCTGGTTGCGTTGCTTCCTGGGTAATCGCTTCCTTGATTACCAGGGCGATGTAGTCGCAGTAAACCAGTGGTACCATAATTTTTTTTAGTGTTTCCATCGTGTCTTATCCTATCTGTTAACAGTATCAAAAGATGATCCAGGGGCTTGCGCCCCCGGCGTTTATCTTGGAATGTTTAGAGTTAATTCGTTATCCATTGCCAAGAACATTAAATGTTTGGCGCGGTTAAGAGTTTGGCGGGCGCGTTCCGAATTGCCATGTTGCATTTCTTCTTGGGCATCGGACATTAAACCGGCAATTACCATTGCGGCACCGGAAAGTTTGTAGGTTATGCAACCCTTGATCTGTTCAACGAACGCATCAATATCGCAACCGAAAACTTGTTTTTGTGTTTGCTTATCCATCTTTAATTCCTTTCTGTTTTTCATGCGGTCTTGAAAGTGTTTGACCGTACGAGAACTATCTCATAGATTGTTAACGCTTGCAATAGGTTTGTTAACTTTTTTTACAATCCTAGGGAAAACACCTAGATTTTGGGGGTGGTTGACCTTGCACCTGGTTCGTGTAGAATCGGACTTGCTAACGGTGTGGCAACCGTTGGAATCGCGTAAAATGGATGGCATAACCCCGATTGTTTCGGTGGGCTTGTAAGCCCTTGGAATTGGTGTTTTTGGTTGGCTATCCTACCTTACGCGCACTTATTCCAAGGTTGCCTTGCCAAAGGACTAGCCCACCAAAGCGATTGGGGTTTTTTCTTTTGTGCCGTTGCCGGACACCATCCGATAGCAAGAACCTAACCCGGTTGCGTGGTAGAAAAGGGTACAGGTAGGCAGTTCCATGAACTGACCAGGTGCAAATCCTTAAATCCTGCGGCGGGCGTGAATCCACAAGCCGGGGGGTAACGGTAACCAATCCGTTCCATGCGTGGATCGAACATTGTTCGGGTGAAGCCATCCTGCTTTCTTACCTTTTGGGGGTAGGGGGGCGTTTGGGTGAAATTTATGGAATTAACTGTAATAAGTGAAGCCAATGCAAAGCAAAAAAAACTTTTGCGTTTGTTAATGATGTGATATTGTTACCAGGTGTAAACAAACTACGAAAGGGGTTTGTTATGACCGAAACCGAAAATGAATTTAGATCGGAACAGTATGTAAGATGTTTTGAAATGCCTAACTGTTCATTGTGTAAATACTTTGAATTAGTGGGCGTATTTGAGTTTTGCAACCTACACGATACGATAACAAATGGGAAATTATGCAATGGGTTCCGTATTAAAAATGCCAATGCCTAACCCGCATTACCGCAACGAATCATTAGTACGCAACTTCAACATACTGACCGGAATTAAATTCGGGAAAATACGCCCGATGGATGTTGATGGATTCATTGAAATCCACAATAAACTTTTTATCTTCATTGAAACCAAGCATGGTGATTCACCATTGCAAGGCGCACAAAAAGCCGCCCTGGAACGCTTATCCGATGCGGTGCATAACCCGGACAAAGAAAAGTTTTCCTACCTAATTGTTGTAAGTCATAACGCAGTTGGTGATATTGATGTTGCCAACTCAATCGTTACCGAATACCGGCATAACGGCAGGTGGCATCAAATTGCAGAGTTGCAATATACCGCTTATGATTTTGTTTATAACCTTATAAACATTCATATCGGGCATGAAAATATATGACTACGCAAAGATGCAAATTGACTACACCAAATGAAAATCAAGAACGGCAAAGCGGCTTTAATATGAGTGCAGAAGATGTGGGCGCGATATTGGGAGTTAGTAAAACAACCATCCTAGCAGAAGAACGCAAAGCACTAGCAAAAGCAAAACGAATACTAAGGTCAAAAGGATTAAAACACGAATCATTTTTTTAACAAACTACACGATACGACATGACAGACGAACAAGAATTTGAAATATTTTATAAGGCCTACCCGCGTAAAGTTGCCAAGGGCGATGCCCGCAAAGCCTGGGCGCAAACCAAAAAGATTCGCCCAGGACTAAACGAAATCCTGCAAGCAATCCAGGCGCAAAGCAAAACCGAACAATGGACTAAGGACAACCACGCGTACATACCGTACCCCGCGACATTTTTGCGGCAGGAAAGGTGGGCGGATGAAATCGAAGTAACTATTCCAGGCGTTGTTGCAGGCAAGGATTGGCGCGAAACCTGGCAAGGCATTGTTGCCAAGGGCAAAGAGTTTGGCATTAACGAATCGGACTTTGAACAACCGTATATGTTCAAGGATGCCGTACTTCGCGCCGCTTTATCGAATGTAGTTAAGTTGAAATCCGCATGACCTGCCCTGATTGTGAACGCGCAAAAACCCAACCCACCGGATCGTACAACTTCAATCTTGAATGTTGCCGTACCCGCTTCATCCAATCCGAACCCTGCAAGTATCTTCGTAAAGTATTGGTGGACTACTACCGCCCGCGTTATGGCGAATTTCCTGGGTGGCAAGAAGGCAAGAATTGTGGATGTGAACGAGTTTGCAAACGAAAAGCCGCAGTTACAAACCCGAAATCAATGGGCGGAGTATATGAACAACAAGTTAACACCAAAACAAAAGCAACATCTCGCCGCCGTTAAGCAACTGCCATGCGGAGTATGCGGGCGCGTAGGCGAATCGGAAGCCCACCATATCGAACAACATTACCAATATCTTTGCATCCCGTTATGCCCGGATTGCCATCGCGGATCGCATAACGGCATACATGGGCAACGCCGTATTTGGAATGTGATGAAGAAAACGGAAATGACCGTACTAAACGAAACTATTGAAAAGTTGCTTAAATGATTATTAACCTTCCCTGGTTCCCTTCGGAGTGCCGCCCTAACGGTAGGCACCATTGGGCAAAAGTTGCCGAAGCCAAAAAGCGTTACCGCCTGGCGTGTTGGGCATTGACCAGGGAAAGCGTAGGCAATCCCACCCTACCGGCAGAAGGGGAAATACACCTAAAAATTGAGTTCTTCCCGCCATCTAACCGGGCTTATGACCTGGATAACTGCCTGGCGGCATTTAAGGCGGGTATAGATGGAATTGCGGATGCCTTGAAAGTTAACGATAAAAGGTTTACATTAACAATTGCAATCCGCCCGGAAGTTCGGGGGATGGTAAGAGTAACAATTGATACGAAAGGAAACACGATATGACACGAAAAGTAATTGCGGCAATTTTTATTGGTTTGATCGCGGGAACTGCATTGGCACAAAACACCAATGTTTGCCGCGCCTGGCAATACATAAGCAACGGGCAAGCGGTTTATTGCAATACTTGTTGCTATGGTGGTAACTGTTCAACTTCTTGCAAACAACCTTAAAGGGGAAAACTATGAAAAAAGTAATTGCATCCATTTTGTTAATGGCATCATTTAGCGCATTTGCCGCCTGCCCTGCTTACGCGCCTTACAACTGCAAACCAGGCATGAACGGAAAAATGATCTGCGGATGTGGTGTTCGCTAATTTATCGCGGGGCTTACGGTTAAGGATTGCGCCCTTCATTTGGGCGTTAAGATTGCGCGTTCAACTCGCGCCCCCGCAACCAAACAAAATACGAGAGAAACGAAACATGGTACTTAAACAACAAATTATTGACCTGCTTAATCAAAAGCCTGGTTTAGATTCTAATCAAATCGCCCAGGAATTGAACGCAAAAATTACTTCGGTTAAGGTTACATTGTGCAAATTGATTAACGCTGAAAAGGTAAGCCGCATTAAAGAACCGCACGAAGATAAGAAGCCTGGGCGTAAAAATACATACCGTTATAAAGTCAAAACGGATTAAAATTACTTATGCAATCAGGGAAAGGAACGGTATGAATCACGAACCCATGAAGAATTTTTTAGGTGCCTTAATGTGCGGGCAAGTTTGTTTACGCCTAATCCATTGGGAAACGCATAGCCTTGCGGAACATAAAGCCATTGGCAAACTGTACGATTCCCTGGCTGATCTAACTGATACCCTGGCAGAAACCTATATTGGCATTTACGGTAGGTTCGGCAACATCCCATGTTCGCATACCGATCTACCCGATGCCGTTACTTATGTGGGCGATATGGCGCAGTTCGTGGAAGCAGTACGCACCGAACTACCTAACGATACGCAGTTGCAGAATATCGTTGATGAGATCGCCGCAACCATTGACCGTACTAACTATCTGTTAACGCTTAAATGAGTTGTAACCATTGTTGGCACGAAATGGGTATTGCCCTGGCAACTAACCCACCGCAGTACCCGGAAGTATGTTGCCATTGCGGGGATAACCGGATTGTTTACGGTGTTGCCCCAATGAGTAATGAAGGGCATGGGAAGTACCTACCCAAACCAACGGTAGTGCATCTTCCCGTTTACGATTTCGATACCCTTCCCAGGTCTAATGCCAACCGTACCGAAACAGACTAAGTGCGCGTACCTGGGTTGCACTAACGAACGATCCCTACTCAATACCTATTGTTCATTACATGGTGGTAAGGGATACAACGACACCTTCAAGCGAAAACAATTCAACGCTAAATACCAAACCGCACAATGGGCGCGTACCCGTATGCGGACACTTAGCCTTAACCCTTTATGTAAATCCTGCCAACTTGCGGGCAAGGTAACCGCCGCAACTGAAGTGGATCACCTATTCCCCTGGCAACAAATAGGTGAAGATGCTTTCTATTCCAATGTATTCCAATCATTGTGCAAGAACTGCCATACTGTAAAAGGTAGCCTAGAACGCAAGGGAATCTTCCGGCACTACACTAACCACGAAGCCCAAGATTACACGATTGAAGATTACGCTAGGGTATGCCTATCCGTTGGCATGGAAGCAAGCGCACCCCCCTTCTGACAAGCGCAAACGCGTAAAACTTTTTAGAAACTTAAATATTTGTGAATTGGTAGGAAAGCAAGCCGGGGGGCAATTACACCCTAATAGGGTTCCCCCTAGGGGGGTGTTAATTGTTTTGTGCGGGGGTGAAGCCGAAAAACCTTTTTTGCGTGGGAATTCCCTGGGGAAATTCCCCGAACGCTTTACGCGTTAGATCGTTTATGCGTAAACTATCGAAAAGTTAATCGCGAAAGGTTTATGTTATGAACAAACTACCACCCGAACTTCATGTTGTTAATGGATCGAAGGGAATTAACCAGGGCGGATTGTTACCGCCTTCGGTGCGTGGTCGCGTTCCGGTTTCCGAATGGATGGATAACCCGGATGCCTGGGATAAGGAAGCCTTCGTAAACGAAACCGCAGAATTCCTTTTTAATGTTTACGGTATTGGTTCCGAACAAGATCGGCATACCCTGGCAATGCTTGCCGATCACCTGGATACCTACATTCAATGCAACAAGTTCATCGCGCAACAAGGTTTAGTTGTTGAATTTAATGAGGGCAAAACCCTAGGTGCAAATCCCTACATTACGATTCGCAACAAAACGCTTTCCCTGATTTTGCAGTTAATGAACGAAATGGGGCTTACGCCAAGAAGCCGCCTAAGTACGATTAAGCCGGATGAAGATTCCGCCGTTTCCAAATTCCTTCGCGGGGCAAAAGGTTAACAATTGAATTGGCAAGATGGTATTGCATACGCCCATGCGGTTACTAAGGGCGAAATAAATGTTTGCCGCAATGTTCGGTTAGCCTGCCAACGCTTTATTAACCAATACGAAAATAAAGAATGGGAATGGGTTTTCGATCCGGACTACCCGCAACATATCCTGGATTTTGCCGCCTGCCTTAAACATACAAAAGGCGTGATGGCAGGGCAACCCGTTATCCTGGAACCGTTCCAGGTGTTTTTCCTATGTGCGATCTACGGGTTCCGATCCAAGAAGGATCACGCCCGCCGGATGGTTACGGATGTAATTTTGTTTATTCCCAGGAAGGCAGGCAAATCCACCCTTACTGCGGTGATCGGTTTGTACGAATTGATTTGCGGCGAACCGGGCGCGGAAGTGTTTACCCTGGCAACCAACCGGGAACAGGCATCCATTGTTTTTAATTCTGCCAAGGGTTTTATCGAATCCATGCCCGCCGAGTTGAAGCCATTGTTTAATCCCACCAAATACGAGATACAAAAAACCGGCGATTCTCAAACGGTGTTTAAGGCATTAAGCCGGGATACCAAAAAAAGCGGCGATGGTAAAAACCCATCCTGCGTGATTGTTGACGAAGCCGCGCAGATCGTTGATCGCAACTCTATCGAAGTGTTGCATAGCGGCATGGTCGCGCGGGCGAATCCGTTGCGTATATACATAACCACCGCATCGTTTACAAAAGAAACCAAGTTTTACGAAGATATGGATATGTTCCAATCCATGCTAAACGGGGAAGCAACCGATAACCCCAGGTGGTTTGGATTGTTATACGGGCTTGATCCCCAGGATGATTGGAAGGATTCCGGCACCTGGGCGAAAGCCAATCCCATGCATGGCATTACTGTATTCCAGGAATCCATTGAACAACGGGCAGAAGAAGCCAAGCATAAGCCTGCAAGCCTTAACGAATTCCTATGTAAATCGTTGAATGTATTTGTTAGCGCAAACACCGCCTGGTTGGATCGCGCCCATTGGGATCACGAAGATTGTTTAATTAAAGAAGTGCGCGAACCCGAATCCGTATTCGTGGGTTTTGACCTTGCGGCAACGCGAGATTTGAACGCGTGTTGTTTCCTAAAGCGATTTGCCGATGATGATTACGAAGTTGAATTCCAATTCTTTTTGCCCGAAGAAGGTTATAACCTTGTTCCTAAACACTACCAGGATATATTTCGAGTTGCCGCCGATTCGGGAATCCTAAAGTTAACGCCTGGCAATGTGATGGATGATCGGGAAATATCCGATTACATTATTAACAAATGCGGCGAACTAAAGAATGTTAAGGAAATTGGATACGATGCCTATAATGCCGCATCCCTGGTTGCCCGCCTGCACGAAGCCGGGTTGCCGGTAAAGAAGGTAGGGCAGGGCATGGCGGTTCTTAACAATCCAAGTAAACAAGTTGAACGGTTAATCCTGCAACATCAAATCAAACACAACGGTAATCCGTTCGTTGGTTGGCAACTTGGCAACTGCGAAGTGTATGAAGATGTGAACGGAAACATCAAGATTCGTAAGAATGAAGCAGATAAATCCGCGAAAGTTGATGGAATAATTGCAATGATTATTGCCATGCATTGCGCGTTAGATAATCCATCGCTATCAAATAGTTGGGGTTTTCGCAGTTTTTAGTTTAGAATTCGTAAAACTGTGGGGGTAAAACATGGGAATATTGGACATTTTCAAAGGCAAAAATAGTAAATCCCAACAAGAATCTAATACGGTTCTTGGGCAAACCCAACTTGGTAACCAGGTAATTTACGGTACCACGCAACAGGGCAAGATCGCCCAACAACTTTTATATGTAACAACATCAAGCGCAACAACTGCGGGGCGGCAAGTTGATCTATCAATGCTTACCCGCAACAGTACGATCATGGCTTGCGTGGGAGTTAAAGCCCGCGCGATGGCGCAGTTGCCCAAGCGCATCATGCTAAAACAAGATGATGGTACTTTCGTGGATGCGTTGCAATCCGATAAGACTACCGCCCGCGATAAGGCAAAAGCCAAACAAGTATTGAACCTGCTATACCAACCAAACAACTTCCAATCTTCGTATGAGTTTTGGTATCAATGGTGTATGTGGCAGGATTTAACCGGTGAATCGTTTACGCTATGGTGGCGCGATAAGCAAAAAGATCAAATGCAAACGCCGCTTGAAATGTATAACCTGGATTCCACGCTTATTACCGTAGGCATTTCGGAAACCCGGTATCCGTACTATCGCCTATCTACGCCTTCGTATGGATTCTCAAAAGATCAACCCCTGGAATATTGGCAGGTAATGCATATCAAGGAAGCCGCCTGGCAAGGTTCATCCGGTTTTAACAAAGGCATCCTTGCGGCGGAGTTGGTAGGACTAGATCAGGATATTGATCTATACGCCAATTACATTATGCAAAACGGCGCGAAGCCTTCGGGAATGTTTACAACTGACCAGGTAATTCCGGATGCCAAATACAAGGAAATCGCCGGGCGTTTGAAGGAAGCCTGGACAAATATGTTAGGTTCCCGGAACCAGGATTTAAGCAAACCAGGGCAAGGAATGTTGCTAGATCAGGGCATGAAATATACCCCGATTGATATGTTAACGCTTCAAGATGCCGAAGCCGCGCAACTCAAAATGCAAACCATGAAGCGGATTTGCGGTTTGTTTGGTGTGCCTGCCGCAATGCTAGGTATTGGCGAATCCAAATATAACAACACTCAAACGCAGTTGGATGAATTCTATAAAACAACCATGTACCCAATGGTTATCAATGTTGAACAAAAATTAAATCAGCATTTGTTGCGCGGGTATCCGAACCTGGTTGTTCGATTTGATACTAAGGAATTCTTGAAGGGTGCCGTACTCGATCAAATCAACTTTGTTAATTCTGCGGTCAACGCGGGTATTATGACTGTGAACGAAGCCCGCGAATATTTGAATATGCCAAAAATTGAAAACGGCGATGTAATTAAAATTGAACCTACCGATTTTGAACCAGTACCAGGATCAAGCCCCCAGGACACCGGGGGCGGTGGTGGCAATCAAGCCCTTCGCGCAAATATTGGCAAATAATGAATTTGTTAAATAAAATATTGCTAACAATGGCTTCCCAAATTAAGAAGCCCAATGTTAAACTGCGTAAAGGTAATACGCCCCACAAGATAACAGACGATAACCAATCAATTCATCATGGGGTGATACATGAAACTTTCGAATCTAAGCCTAGTTTGCGAAGCAAAATTAAAGGTTAACGAATCCGCGAATGAAGCCGCAGTTCCATCGGGAATGATGGAAGCCCGCGTTACCACTTGGGGCGCAAGGGAAGGGGCAGATGGTCGCAAATTTAATTACCAACCCGAAGGATTTATGGATTGGGCAATGGAGTTCCGCGAAGCCGGTAAGCCCCTGCCTATGTTCCTAAACCATAACGATATGGGTATGCCGGTTGGTGAATGGTACGAGTTTGATTTTGACGATGAAGGCATGACCGCAAAAGGTAAATTGTTCTTAAATACCAATGCCGGTAACGATCTATACACCGTATTAAAAGAAAGCCCCGATTTGTTCGGCGGCGTATCCGTTGGTGCCTACGCAGAAGAAGCGTGTTGGGTTAACGCCGAAGGCGATATGGTAGATGAACCCGATGATGAATCGTATTTCCAAATTACTAAAGGCGGACTTCGCGAAGTATCCGTTGTAATGTACCCAAATAACCCCAACGCGGAAATTCAAGCCCTCGAAGCATTTGATGCAGAAGGCAATCCGAATCCGCGAGTAATCGAAAAACTCTTGCGTGAGGCAGGCGTTTCCCGAAAAGATGCAACCACCGCATCTTCAATTCTGAAAAAACTTTTGGTTTCGCGTGAGGTGAAACCGGCAGTTGTTCAGGAAACCCCAAGTTCGTGTGAAGCGGATGCGGTGGATATGGAAGCCGAACTTGTACGCGCGTTTGAGTTGCGCGAACTTGAGAAGGCACTCGAAAAACGCATTTCTTAAAGGAAGCGAAAATGGAAAAAGTATTTGAAAAATTGGATGCAATCGCGGTACAAAATGAAACCAAGATTGCAGAATCAATGGAAGCAGTAAAGGCAGAAGTTGCCGAGAAGATCGCCGCCCTGGAAGCAAAGGTTGCAGAAGTTAAAGCCCCTGCAATTATCCAGGCACCCGCAAAAACTATTAAGGGTGATGTTAACCGCATGGTTAAATCGCAACTTAAAGAGTTCGTTGCAAAAGGTGATCGCCTTGAAAAAGAAATCAAGATGTTCGAATCAACCGATCAGTACGATGCATACCTAAAAGAAGCATCCGCATTGACCGGTTCGGGCGCGGGCGTTGGTGGTCGTACTGCATACGATCCCGTATTCCATGCCTTGCGTTTGGCTAACCCAATGCGCGGACTTTCCCGCAATGTATCTACCGATGGCGCAACTTATCAGTTCCGCGCTAAAACCGGTAACGCAGGTGCATCATGGGGTTACACCATTCAGAACAACGGTTCTGCAACTACCGAAGCAACTAACATTTGGCAATTGACTTTGCAAGATATTAACTGTCAATTCCCAATCCGTACTGCGGCATTGGATGATATTGATGGTTTGGAAGCCAATGTGGTTGATGATATGTTGGTTGAGTTTTCGCAAGTTGAAGGCGCATCTATGATCGCCAACGATGACCAATCCGGAAGCACTACAACTGCAACCGGCGGCACAAACGGTTTGCGTGGTTTGGATTACTATCCAGGCGCAAATGCAAGTTACACCGGCGGCACAATTTCTACTGCCGCATTTGGTTCAAGCGGAACAGGCGCAAGCGCAGGTTTGCATAGCATTGCAACTTATGACCAAATCACTACCAACGCCGCAGGCGCAACAAGTGAAATGGTTTACGCTGACTTGATTAACTTCTTGCATAGCCTTCCACAACAATATTGGAATAGCAACAACAAGTTCATGGTTTCGCCATTGATGCTTTCCTTTATTCGTGGCATGGTTGACGATAACAACACCCCCGTATTTGAACGCATGGCACCAAGCGTTTACGAAGGTATTGTTGGTAAGTTGTTGGGTTACGATGTTGTTGTTAACAACTATGTTGATAGCCCAATCGCCGCCGGTTCACCTGGTACCGCTTCTAAGTACCCAATGTATTTCGGTGATTTCACTCGCGGGCATACCATCGTTGATCGCTTGAATATGGTTCTTCGCCGTTACGATCAAACTGCACCTGGCTTCATCACTTTCTACGGTGAGAAGCGCGTTTGTTCTAGCGTTGTTGATCCATTCGCAATCATCCGTTACCGTTCAACTGCAACGGGCGCGTAATGAGTTGGGGGGCTTCGCGCCCCCCTTCTTAAATGAATAGGAAAAGATAAATGCCTAAACCAACCGATGCCATGAAAGCAGAAGCCCGCAAGGGTTTGGAATGGCGCAAAGAGTTTGGGCGCGGCGGTACAGAAGTGGGAGTTGCAAGGGCGCGCGATATTATGAATGGCAAGGATTTACCCCGCGCAACAATTGCACGAATGGTTAGTTATTTTGCCCGGCACGAAGTAGATAAGCAGGGCAAAGGTTGGAAGCCTGGCGAAGATGGGTACCCAAGTGCGGGGCGAATCGCGTGGGCATTGTGGGGTGGTGATCCTGGAAAAACATGGGCAGAAAAGGAATTAAGGAAAATGGACAATAGCGCAATATTTCAAGGCATTAAAGAAGCCCTGGTTGAAGGGCAATCCGTAGTTAATCTGCGCGAAGCAAGCGCGATTACGGGTTCCGGTTCAGATGTTGGCGGGCGTGTAATTTACGATGATGCGTTTGCATCTTTGCGCCTTGCAAATCCTTTCCGCCAAGTATCCCGCCAAATTGTTACTACCGGTTCCGATCAGGCGTTTGTTGTTAAAACCGGTAATTCTCAGGATGCAACAAACCCCTGGGGTTATGGTGTGAACACCAACGAAGGTACGCCAAATCAAGCAACTTCATTTTGGCAACTGCCGATCCGCGATGTAAACGCGGTGTTGCCGGTTCGTACTGCGATCCTATCGGATATTGATAACCTGGAAGAAACCCTGGTTATGGATTTAGCCTTAGAGTTTTCCCAGGTTGAAGCCCAATCTATGATGCTTAACAATGACCAGGCAGGAAGCACTACCACCGCATACGGTGCAACTAGCGGCTTGCGTGGTTTGAATTCTTATCCTGGTAGCACTAGCGCGGCGGCGTTCGGTTCGAACGGTAGCGCAATTACCAACGGTATTCATACTGTATTGGAAGTTACCCAGGCAAGCGCAAGCGCAGTATCTTATGACGATCTAGCAAACTTGATGGCGGCATTGCCTGCCCAATACTTGTTCAAACCAACTACTTGTTGGATGATGCATCCAACTACCATTGGTGCAATTCGCAAGTTGAAAGGTTCAACCGGCGGTTCCCCAATGTTTGTGGAAGCGGGTGATGATGATGGCGGCGCGGTGATCTATATTTTTGGGCATAGGGTTATCCCTAACCCATATATGGAAGTTGCCGGTTCCGGAAATAATCCGGTGTACCTGGCAGATTGGGAACGCTTCGTAACCATCGCAGATAACGATCAGATGAGTATCAAACGCTTCGATCAAACTGCGCCTGGGTTCGTGTACCTATTTGCAGAGAAACGCGTTTGTAGCACGATCCTGGATGTTTTCGCGGGTGTTCGTTTAGTCGGTTAATTTAGGGGGTAATCATGGCGGTTGAAAACCAAACAATTGCCCCGTTTTACGCAAGCAATAGAAACCCGTTCAATTACGAAAAGATTGAACAGGTTAACCGGGATGTTGTTACAACCTGGCTAACGCTTGAAGAAATGACCCAACAACTAAACCTGATTGATGATGAAAGCCAAGATGCTTACATTAACAGTTTAGGTTTGGCGGTTCGTTTTGCAATTGAAGATTATTTGGGGTTGGCAATTATCAACACCCAATACCGGACTTACTACGCAAACCCTGGTTTCGTTGTAAACGGTACGGCGGTTTATTTGGATTTGCCGGAATCTTCGCCGGGCGCGGCAGGGGTAACCATTAACGAAGTTGCGTATTGGGCAGGCACTAGCGGCGCGGTTCGTACTGTAATCAGTTCATCGGATTATTACTACGATCCAACCGGAAGCCGTATTGTTGTAACCCAGGGTATTCCAACGCCATTGGCGCAGAATATTGCAAACCCAATCGAAGCATTGTTTACGGTTAACGCAAGCGAAGTTGGAACCTATCCTGCGGTTAAGCAAGCCGGGTTGCTATTGTTAACGCATTACTATAATTCGCGATCTGCGGTTGATGTTGCCGGCAGAAATATGATGCCCATTCCTTTTGGCGTGGATCAGTTGTTGCGCCCCTACAAAACCCTGGTTATGTGATGAGTATCGTTCGTTATGAAACCATTGATGTAAATACTGTTAGCACTACTGTTAACAGTTTAGGGGAACAATCCACTTCAAAAACGAAGTGGTTTACAACTCGCGCCCTGGTTTCGGATGTATCGAATATGTTGCGTATATCCGAACGGTACCGGGTGTATTCGGACTTGATTAACCTAACGGTTAATTACACGCCTAATACCCGTACCATGAGTATTAACCAACAAGCATATAGCATTACTTGGCGCGGGCAAGAATACCGGATTACCGATGTGCGCGAATCGAATGATCGCCAAAAGGTAACCTTTGTTTGCTATCGAAACGATCCTACGGTACCGCTTTAATATGGGGCAAAATAATCCAATCCAATACGGTGAAGCCATCCAATACCAATTGGCGCAGGTAGTTACGCCCACGCCGGTATATGGAAGTTTTAACCGCAACTTTGCAACCGAACCTTCGTTCCTGGTTTGGAACTTACGAAATGTGCATCAACCGGTTTATACCGGACAAACACAAAACAACAAGGGCATAGATCGCCCAATATTCCAGGTGAATATATTTGCCCAATCCATGCAAACGGCTTTCAATTTAAGCAACACAATATTACAATCATTGCATGGTTATTCGGGGCAGTTTGGCGGCGGAAGCGGTTTTTTTGTTGCTAAATGCGATGTAAATTGGCTTTACAATACATACGATAATGAATTGGGGTTAAACCAAATTGTTTTGGATTGCACCTTGGACATACCTACATGACAAGAATTTTTTGTTCAACATTTGAAAAAGGAATCTAAAAATGGCACTCATTAACAAAATTCTTCCGGGTTATGTTGCAACCCTTTGGTGTCAATCAGGCGCAACGCCAACCCCATTTACCGATTCGGAACTTAACACCTGGGCGGATACTGAAACAATTATTGGCACTTCTGCCGGTGGCGCAGGCGGTGCAGGTATTCAAGTTCCGGTTGAAGCAATCCCCGCGTTTGGTGCGGATGATGCGTTCGCCGCGTTTAGCGTAGCGGGTGCGCGTACCGGTGCAAAGATCACCACGCAGAACCAGGTTACTTCGTTAACCATTACTTCTGCCTGGAATCCTGCCGATCCTGCACAATTGCTTATTCGTGATGATGGTTACAACGGTACGATTATCCGTACTTATGTGATCGCCGCTTACGATGG